TCTTCGCTTACATGGCGGAACACATCCCCCTCAATATAAACATCACTCCTCAGGATATTGACCTCCCTGTCAGTGATGAACTTCCCATCGAAATCCCCTCTCAGGTGGCACTCAACATGAAAAACGAGTCCCCTGTAGAGGGGGTTTCTACATCAACTGCCCAGCCTCAGGGTGAAGATGAGGGTTTCCTTGAACAGGCGGGAACATTCCTTGCCGATCACGGTAAAGCCCTTGTCGAAGGTGTTACTGACGCTTGGGATAGCACAGCAGACCTCGTTGCCAGCACGGTTGAATTTGGTTCAAACCTTGCGGACAATATCAGCGATAAGGGGCTTGTTGAGGGATGGGAATCTACAGAGTTCAAAGAGGTCGAAAGCCCTCTCTCTATCAACTATAACCCCGAATACGAATGGGTATCTGCCCAGATTCTTTCTGACGTTACGCAGGCAGTAGTGTCTTTTGTTGGAGTCAACAAACTCACTCCGTTTCTGAAGGGTATGCAGATGGCTTCTAAAGCTGGGCGTGTCGGTGTCGAAATGGGCCGTGGTGTCGCGGCTGACATCGTAGGCTTCAAAGCCAGCGAAGAGAACCTGACCAATTTCCTCATCGAAACTTTCCCCTCGCTCCAGAATCCTCTCACAGAATTTATGGCAAACGATGGTACCGATGACCATGTTTCTGGTCGTCTTCGTAATGCCTTTGAAGGACTCGGAATCGGCGTTCTTGCTGACTCTCTTATGCCTTTCTTTAAGTTTGCCAGAGATGTGAAAAAGACTGACGGCTCCTTGAAGGAAGTCTCTGAAGTCGCAGAAAAGCACCTCGCTGAAGATGAAGCAGGTAATGTGGTTTTCAAGGAAAGCGCCCCATCACCGATAGAAGTTTCCGACCCTGTATCTACACCTCCTGTAGTTACTCCCCGCGAGACAGTTGAAGCGATCGCCAAGGGTGAAAAGAAGTGGGATATGCTTACCGATGATGATTTTACCCGGATGGCTGAAGCCGTGAAAAACGATAAAGCTCTCTGGGACGAAATCGGTACGAACACCAACTTCAACCACTATGTCGTCAAGAATATGGACTCGCGTGGTGGGAAGCTCCTCAAGCTGATGTCAGACGCTCTGGCTGATAAGCTCGATAAGGGAACTCCCGGTTCTTTTGAACAGTGGAATAAAGAAGCGGCTGATATGGCTGAACTTCATGGTCTCCCTGTCGATGCTATGACTGAAGAGCTGTTTAGGAAGACAGGTGACATTAACACCGTCCGTTCTTTCCTTATTCAAGCCCGTGCTGTGACAGCTGGCATGGCTGAAGAAGTCTATACGCTGGCAAATAAGTTTAACACCGAAAACAAACTTACGGTCACAGCGCAGGATAAATTGGATTTCCTTAAGCTCCATCGCAGGCTGGAAAAATTCTTCATGGCCCAGCGTGATGCTTCAACCGCCATAGCTCGTTGCCTGGTCTCACATAAGATTGATCCTGATCTGAATGTGAAGCCTACCACTGAAGTCGAAGGTGTCCAGCCTAAACCCAAGAAAAAGGCTGGGAAAGCATCTAAAAAATCTGAGGAAAAATCCTCCGTTGATCTCCCTCGTCTTCTTGATGAATCAGAAATTGATGAAATCAAAACCGAAGAAGAGGCCGTAGCTTTCCTGAAGGCACATAATATTACTGACGAGTCTCTCGATAAGGTAGCCAAGGCAGTTATCGCCGCTGAAGGCAACCCCAAAAAGATGTTCGCCATGACTAAGGCCCTTCGTTCAGGATCATGGACACACCTTTATAACTTCTGGTTTACTCAGAATATCCTCAGCTCTCCTGTTACTCATGCTTGGAACCTCGCAGGTAACACTGTGAAAACAGGTTTTATGGTGGCTGATCGTATGGCTGGTGCTTCTTTGTCTGCCATTACAGGTAATCCTGAGGAGCTTAAGTACGCTTGGCGTTACTCTCAGGGATTTTTCCGTCATGGTGCCGACACTCTCCGAATGACCCTGAAGGCTCTGAAGACGGCTTCGTCTTCTCTTGATGCCACTGGTATCAAAGCTGATAAGTGGGCCTCTGGTCAGATTCGTGGTGAGGAACTTCCCACTTCCTATAAAAGTGTCGAGGATACATTCCTCAACGGGCAGGGGGAAGAAGCACAGCTTAACGTCCTACAGAAGGGCATCGCTGGTGTGATTCATGTTCTTGGGTACCCTGCTCGTGGTAATGCTCACCTTATGGCTGGTGAGGATGAGTTCTTCCGCTCCATAAATTTCAGAGCCGCTTCATGGGAACTTATCCATCGTGAGGCAGACGCTAAGAATCTTAAGGGCGCGGAGCGTAAGGCGTTTCTTGAACAGGCTGAAAAAGACCTTTTCACGGAACGTGGCCTCATTAACATGAAGAACCCCATCGCTAAAGAAGCTCATTATCTTTCAGAAACTTCTGTGTTTTCACAGGATATTCATACGAAATGGGTGGCAGGGCTTCAACACCTTAGCGCGACAAACAGTGTCATTAAAACTGTACTGCCTTTTGTGCGTACAGTCTGGAACGTGTCGCTTGATGGTCTTGAACATACCCCTGTTCTTGGCTTCTGTAGCAAGGAATATCGAAAAGATTTCCGTTCGCAGGGCATCCGTGGTGAAATAGCCCGTGGCAAGTTTGTCATCGGTACTCTCGTTACATACCTTACCCTACAAATGGCGGCAGACGGCCTCGTTGTCGGTGAGCTTTCTTCAAGCAAGAAAGAGCGTGAAGCCCAGCTTAGAGCTGGTATGATGCCTTACTCTGTGAGAGTAGGGGATAAGTGGTACCAGTATCAGCGTCTTGATCCGGCAGGTGCGATCATCGGTCAGACAGCCAATGTGGCCTATCTCATCAATAACATGGATAACCTCAGCCCTGAGGAAAAGAGTAGTCTCGTTGCCCGATGTATCGGCTCGGTTATTTCTACGATTGCTGAAAAAGGCTTCCTCACAGGTCTCCATGACTTTATGGAAATGGCCTTCTCTGGTGATAAGATCAGCTCAAACCTTGAACGGTATGGCGCGAATCAGCTCAATTCCATGCTTCCTGCTTCAGGTCTGTTCCGTACTGTAAACAGATTTGTCGATCCTGATCTTAAGGAAAATTCAGCCAGCGGTTTTATTGATCGGCTCGGTACTAACGGTTATCGGCAGGCCATAAACTACTTCAACTCGAAGAGTTCAGGAGTAGAAGTTACCCAGTCTCCCGTCAAATATGACTGGATCACTGGTGAAACACCTCAGCACAAGTTCTTCTCCAGTGAAAGCAGGATTGATGAAACTGTCATACAGGAACTTCTCAAACACTCCCGATCCGTTTATGGGTCTCCTGAAAGAGAAATCTCAGGAATAGAGCTGTCTAATGAACAGTACAGCCGTTTCTGTGATCTGCATGGAAACATGACTATTGATGGGAAGACCATGTTTGAGGCCATCACTGACCTTATCTATACAGAGAAGTATGATCTCTATAGAGATAAGTACATGGATGCTCCTGAATATGCCGATAAAACATACCGTGGCGATCTCATCAAAAAGGTAATGAAGCGATACCGCGATGCCGCTAAGGCAACGCTTCTCGAAGAGTTCCCTGAAATCAAAGATGCTATTGATGAGCGTTATGCCAAGCGTAAGGCGTTCAAAGCTGGTCAGAATTATGACGAGGAAGCTGTAAGGGCTTTTGCTCGTATGTAACCCTCAAAAAGGAGATGCACCGCATTTCATGTCACAGACTACCAACGAAATGTATAGTGTAGCTTCCTATACTGCGGATGGGGCAACGGCAGAGTTCGTTGTCCCTTTTCCGTATCTTTATACGGAAGACGTACACATCCACATAAACGGGGTGGAGAAGATTCTTTACCCCGTCATCAATCCCGTTTCTGCGCCTACGCCTTTTGATGCGTATTGGGTCTCTGATAACACTATCAAGTTTCTTTCTGTCCCTGAAAATGGCTCACTCGTTCAGATTCAGCGCGTGACGAATAGGCAGAACCCTGAAGTCGTATTCAGAGATTCGGCAACTCTTTCTGAAGCAGACCTGAATATCATCGTAACCCAGCTCCTCTATATCGCTCAGGAAGCCTATGATAACCTGAACGGTGAAACCGCCATCGGTGCGGCTGACCGAGCCGCGTCTGCGCTTGCTGATATGGTGGTTCTCTACAACCTCTGTAGGGAAGACTACAACCGTTTCCGCTCTATGGTGGTTACTGCTACGCAGAGTGACGATGATAATGTCCACGCCTCCTACAATAAAGACAGCGGTGTTCTTACTCTGTTTGTCCCTCGTGGGCCTGAAGGCCCTCAGGGAGAGCAGGGTATCAGAGGCCCTCAGGGAGAGCAGGGGCCTAAAGGTGATACTGGCCCTCAGGGGCTTCAGGGGCCTCAGGGAACACCCGGCCCTCAGGGGCTTCAGGGTGAAAAAGGCCCTATGGGGGATTCACCTTGGAGTATGGCGTTTGCTCATTTCCGACTGGAAAACAGTTATCTCAAACTCGATTACGTTGGGGCCGAAGATGCCCCTAACCTCACCATCAACGCTAATGGTGAACTGGAGGTATCAATCTAATCATGGCGACTCTTACTCTCGGTAAAGTGAGGCCCGTTCCTAAAGGGGCATGGAGTTCCTCTGTAACCTACGAAGCCTACGATTGGGTCACTTATAAGGAATCTGCTTGGCTTGCCCTTGTTGATGTGCCTAAGAATTATGAACCTGACTCTCATCCTACGGTGTGGGTAAAGTTTGGCGCACAAGGCGAACAGGGAGAGCAGGGCGTTCAGGGTGTCACCTTTACCCCTTACATCAAGGACGGCTATCTCTATTGGGAAAATGACGGTGGCCTCGACAATCCCGAACCTGTGTATATCAAAGGCCCCGCAGGTACTTCCCCTCTTTCTGACTCCGTGACCAGTACCGCCTCAGATGTCGGCGCAACCTCTAAAGCTGTGAAGTCGGCTTATGACCGTGCGGCTGAAGCTGATAACAAGGTAGATGCTATCGTGGTAAATCACGTCCACCTTACCATCGCCGCCGCTCCGGGCTGGTTCCGCAGACAGGCTCTCCCGACCCCCAACAAGACCTCGATTACCATTCCTGCCGGACTTCAGGTGAACATCAACAACGTGGGCTACATCTCCAAGGCCGCTGTTACTCTCAGCCTTGCAACTGTCGCTACCGCCGCTAATCGCGCTGGTAAGGATATTTACATCTACGCCTGCGCTCCTTCGCTTGGTAATGAACCCACCTTTGTTCTCTCCATGAACTCTACCGTCCCCTCTGGCTACACCGCAGACAATTCCCGCAAGATTGGCGGTTTCCACTGCCTCTGCGCCAATGTCGGTACTATCAGCGGTCATCCCCTGAGCGGCTATGTGGCTGGCGACATCCTGCCTCTGTCCGTCTGGGATTTGCTTCACCGCCCCGTATCCGACCCTGAAGGTATGGTGTGGGTCGAAGGCATCGGTAAGTGGGTGGACATCTACCTCGCAAGCTGGACTGGTGCTAAGTTCACGTCTGCCTATGGCGCGACCATTTCTGACGGCGCAAGCTCCCCTGCGTTCCACGGTGAGAAGTTTGCCGAATACGCAGGTCTCTGTGGCAAGCGTCTGACCATGCGTGACGAGTTCATCGTGTTCGCTAAGGGCAGTAACGAGAACACCAACATTAAGGGTTCAACTGACCCGAATACCACTGGCGGTCATGTGGACACGGCAAGCCGCCGTATGGTATCTAACTACGGCATCGAAGATTGCTGTGGTGCGCTGTGGCAGTGGGGTGGAGACACCTATGATTGCTACAGCGGCTCCGGCATTTCTTGGAATACTGATAACTTCTATCTGTCTGGCTACGCTTGGCAGGAGAAGTCTGTGTATAACCCCTCTTTCGATTCGCAGAAGTACGGGTCTTGTCATGGCCTCCTTCGGCGGGTGCTGTTGGGTGCGCGTTGGAGCGGCGGGTCGAATTGCGGTTCTCGCGCGTCGATTTTGAGCAACTTTTCGTCTTAC